CCCCCCCGTTGTTTCTATCCAACGGTGACTAATGGCGTTCAGTCAAACGAATTTGACTGTTATTATATTATAAGTCAAAAATATTGAACTGTCAAGGATTTAGCCAAAAGTATTTGACTGAAATCCTCGACAATTCAAGAACCCTTCATCCGTGTAGCTTTTTACTTGAACGTCCTCCCGGATCGCTTATCTCTAAGCTCTATACGGTTCAGCAGCTCGAACCCGGATTCCCGGATGATGTATTTCAGTATTTGCAAGAGAAATGCCGCTTTGCTTTCCACCTTTTCGTCTCGTATAATGCTTTTTATCGCGTTGTAGGCGGTCGTATCGGGGTACCCGCTGGCGCTATTGTGGAGGTCGTTTTTATTTCCGATAGTAGGCATAGGCTCACACCTGCGGAATTTTACAGGCGTCGCATTCCTGCTCGGGTGCGTCCTGAACGAACACCTTGAAGTTATTCAGAACTACGTCGTCTGCGTCAAGTGCTTCCTTTGCCTTTCCTTTTTGAAACTCTGCGTAGGTAGGGCTGTTAATGACTTCCTCCGCGCTGTCGTCAAGCCCTTTGATAATTTCGGTGACTTCCAGCGTATAGGTGACTGTGATGTTTTTCATTTCGTCCGCTCCTTTCAAAAATTTTTATTGTGTTTGTACGGCCGTGTAGCGTTGTACTTCATTTTCTCGCGGATCACCGCGTCAAGGTCGATACCCATGTGTCCGCACAGGTCAGCAATACGGATAACCGCATCTGCCAGCTCCGTTGCGTAACCCTCCGGCTTTTTGGTGTTCGGCCCCGGTGCTGTCGCCACATATCCGCCGCCGCTATAATAAACCGGCGGTGTCGGCTGCCCGGGTCTTATACGGTTTCCTGCTCTTACTTCCTCCAAAGCCTCTGACAGCTCCGAATGAATGAGGGCGATAGAAGTACCGAACTCAGGCGGGTTGTCCCAGAATCCGTGCTTTACGGCGTTGTCGTGCGCCTCTTTCACAAGGTCTTTAATGTCCATCCTGTTTCTTCTCCTGTTCCAGACTGTTTTCCCAGTCCTCGACGTCAAATTTGCACTCCTGTTCCAGCTTATACCGGCAAAGCCAACGGCTGTCCTCGCTGTCCATTTCGTAGTATTTCAGCAATTCTTCATGGCCTTTGTTCAGCTCGTCGAATAGACGGTGAAGCCTTTTCTTTCCGCAACCGAACGCCCGCCGTGCCGCATACAGAACAAGAGCGTCAATATTTAGCCAGTATTCCTTATCATGCTCGATAATCTGATTGTTGATTTCCCGGTGCATGGCTTTCTGTTGCGCCGGGGTAAGGGAAAAAGAGGCTACTTCCTGCTGCCGCCTTACCCGGCTCCTGTTTCCTTTTCCCATAATGCTTTCCTCATTTCAGTTGATCCACTTAATGACGGTATCGCCGGTGTACCCCTTTTCCCACACGTACCACGCATAACATACGGCGGTAGACTTAGCGTATTTCTCGAAGTCTCCGTTCATGGCGCAGCGCAACCGGGAAGAACTGACGTACACGACCTTTGGTGGGTATTTCTCAAACAGCTTCCGGCGGGCTTTACCCTCCAAAAACTGTATTTTCAGGAACATTGCTACTTTTCGTCCATCCTCCACGCTGTCGAGGGCGTGTTCTACGAACTCTTGCGCCCTTGAATACGGCGGGTTTGTTATGATGTCAAACCCGGGAAGGGGGGGGACGCACACTCCATAAAGTCTTGAACCATGCCGTACCCTCTGTCGATAATGTCGGTAGAAAATACCTTATAACCGGCTTTCTCAAACTCTCTGGATAAATGACCCTCGCCGCAAGCGCATTCCCATACATACGGTGAGAAGCGCTCCACGGCCATAAGAAGCGTCGCCGCCAATGGCTCTGTTGCGTAATAGTCGTTCACTTCCCGGTCGTTCTGAGCGAAATTACGCGCCCCAAGAACGGCGTGGGTTGACCTGCTATTTCCCGTCCAATCCTTTTCCATTGCTGTTCAGCCCCTTTTCTTTGCATATCGGGCAGACCTGCCTCCCCTCCGGTATCACGCTGTCACACGCGACGCAATATTCCACGTTTCCGTATTTCTCTCTGTAGCTCTGTGTAGCGTTGTCCGAAAATTCTTCCGGTTCTTCCTCCGGCGCATCTATTACGGGAGGAAGTCGGCTGTTCAAAACGTTCTGGCAGCCGCAAATCTCGCAGTTCACGCAGTCGAATGTTTCCGCCGGTGTCGTAAGACACAAGAGCGGGCCTATCGGTTTTCTCGCCTGATATGTTTTATCGACGCTAAGAGAAAGTACCGAACCGCATACACAGCATTTTCTACTGGTGTCCTCCTGTCGTTTCTTTCTAAACAGCATTTTTGATCTCGTCCCTTTCTTTCGCGGCAATCTCTCCGCCGCAAGCGGCATATCCGGCAAGATCAATGAAGCTGTCGTCGGTAGCCGTTCCGGTGAAAATTCTGGCAATTTTCAAAAGCGCCATCATAGCGGCCACATCTTTTGCGGTTATGCCCTTGAAACCCAAATATGCTTCCCACATGAGGGCTATCGTGTTGAAGTTATCTTCCGGGGAACCGTAGTCTTGTTCACGCTGACCGCACACGCACTTTTTAGCGGCGTCAAGGATTTCAGGTCTTGTCATGCGCACACCTCCATGATAACGGCGCTGGCGACAGCCACCAGCCCTAAGAATGATCCTGCGCTGGCATAGATGATCTTTTCCGTGTTTCCTTTTGCTCCTACAGAGGCCAACAGGAGGAAAACACACACGCACAGAATAACGATCTGAATAGCCTTAACCATTCTTTTCGACCTCGCTTTCAATGTTGTCAAAGATAACGGGTATTTTCTGGGACAGCTCTTTCAGCAGCGGTGTAGCTATCTCCCTGATCTGCGGGTGGGCGGCCTTGCTGCATCTGAGCTGGAAGAAATGACGCCACTCACGTAAATTCATTGTCACGATAATTTCGGTTTTCAAGCAGGTAGGAAGAACTGCGCGGGCTTCCTGCGGGGTACAGCCCAAGCCCAAAAGGTCGAAGTACGCATTTTCGGCCTCAATGCACTCGGTACGCCACACCTCATACCCAGTAGTTCCGGGCGTCAGATAGGACGGCTCGATTACGGAAATCTGAGAACCGAACTGCTTCGTTCTGTAATTACAGTATCGTGTGCTTTCCTGCGTATAGGAAGCGACGCGGTGCCGGACGATTTCGTGAGAAACGCCACGGTCGCAGATAAACCGAACCGACAAGGAAAAATGCTCTATGGTGGATTCATGCCCGCGTTTCAGGATTGATGTAATGAGCTTTTCAGCGCTGCCGGGGCCGGTTTTGGCCTCGGACTTATACGCCGTTCGGGTGCAAAGTTCAATAAACTGCAAAATTGACTGTCCGTCAATGGGTGTCAGAATTTCGTAGGATGGTTTAACAATAATCATTGCTTACTCCTTTTCACTTGTTGTACTCTGCCTGATACGCAAGTACCTTGTCTGTATAGTTGGTGTTGTAAACTCCGTTCTTCCACAGTCTCGCCGCGCCAGCTTCTCCCATGTTGTATGCCATAAGTACCATATTGGTGTTCTGGTAGCTCTCAAATAGCTTTCTGAGGATGAAAGTACCGGCTCTGACATTCTGGTATGGATCTGTATAATCAGTAAGACCCAGCGTTTCGGAAAGCCATTTGTGGTTTCTCTGGTTGATCTGCATCAGCCCGTAGTCGTTTGTCTCACTGATAACAGACGGGTCAAAGTGGCTTTCCTGCTTTATGAGGGCCATTACCAGCGTAAAATCCAGATTATAACCTTTACACAGATAATAAACGAACGCTTGTAAATCCGTGTCCATTTCGTCCGTGATAGGTGTAAACTCAACATCCGGCTCCCAGTCAAGGGATATTTCTGCTGTAAATACCCGGTCGTCGTATCCGCCGAACACTTCCGCCTTTGAGAAGTCAAAAACTTCTACGGTTTCCCCGATAACTGCGTATTCTGCTTCTTCGTGCGTAGTCTGCTTTCCGATGATAGCCCCGGAAATGACACCAATGGATGTAAAGAATAATGCAATGACCACCCATGACGCTATGATCCGATTCACAGCTTTGTTACCGCTTATTCTCGACGGTTTCTTCATATGGCTGTCAACAACACATGGTGCTTGTTCTGTTGTTTCGTGTATCATAAATGTCTTACTCCTTAGTCTTTTAGTCTTTTTTGAAGAATGTTCCTACCCAACCGTCAGCGCCGAGAGGAAGCCCCGGCGCCCACTCGATGGGCGTAGTCATAATTTGCTCTACCTTTTCAAGCATGGTTTCATTATCCGCGAACGGCTTCACGTCAATAACAACTTCGTCGTGCACGTGAAACACAATCGGGAAACCGGCACTTTCAAGGTTTTCAATGGCAATAGCCAAGCAATCACGGGCTATGGCCTGTACTACGTTTTCAGTCAGCTTACCGCCATACGTCTCAATCTGCTTCCATTTCTTGCTTGTCTGGTCAACACCCAGATATGCGATAGAGGTAGAACCCCAACGGTTTTCGGAAAGAGACGGTTCTATGTAATAGAGCTTTCTGCCGGATGGCAATAACACCGTCATGCAGCACGTCCCGTATATGGCGTCATACTCACGGGAGAGAACCAGATCGCGAACCTTGACGGAGCCACCATGCGCTATAACTTCGATAGCGGCAGACTGAATATCGTACCACAGATTGACGGTGTGCGGGTTCGCGTTCCGCCAATCGTTTACCAGCCCTTGCACCTCGTCGTCCGGGGAATCGTCCAGCAGATGGCCGGTGTCCATTCGTCGCATTGCTCCGACGCCGCCCTGATACCCACAAGCAAGAGTAGCTACCTTTCCGCGCTGGCGCAGGTGGCCGTTGACACCGCCCTTGACAACCGGAACACCGAACATTTGACTTGCGGTCTCGCAGTAGATGTCCTTACCGGCACGGAAAGCGTCAAGTACCCACTGTTCGCCGGACAGCCACGCAATGACACGCGCTTCGATGGCGGAGAAGTCTGCATCAATCAGAACATTCCCCGGTGTAGCTATGAACGCCGTCCTGATAAGCTGCGATAACGTATCAGGGACGCCTCCATAGACGACCCGTAAATGGTCTTTCTTTCGTTCTCGGACGAACTCACGGGCGGTGTCAAGCGGCTCCGTGTACGTTCTCGGGAGGTTCTGCACCTGCACCAACCGTCCAGCCCAGCGCCCGGTACGGTTCGCACCGTAGAACTGCAAGAGACCACGTACACGACCGTCAGAGCATTCGCACGTTTCGATGGCGTTGTACTTCTTCGTGGATGTCTTGCCCAGCTCTTGCCGAATTTCCAACATACGTTGAACCTGTTCACTGTGTCCGCCCTGTGACAGCAAGGTGCTTACGGTTTCTTTTTTCAAGTCCGTAATTTCCACGTCGTCGTCAGTTTCGGCGTCCAGCCATTCGGCAAGCTGCTTTACGCTGTTAGGGTTGCTAAGGCCGGAAATACTGACGGCTTCCGTTGTAAGCTCACGCTTGACAATCTCACCGACGTACAGAGCGCCACGGGAGAACTCCATATCGACCGCTACGCCGCGGGCGTTGATCGTCAGGTCTGTTTCCCACTGTTTTTGCACCATATCCGGCACCGGGAAAGATGAAAGATGCTTTTCAATCTCCATTTCGGTAACTACGTCCTGAATATTGTAGTCCTTGAATAACTGCCATTTCTCGGGATCGTGGTGCGGTAGGTTCCTTGTGCGTTGACCGTTGGCCTTTGTGGGTTTGCAGGGGACGCAGAAATAACGGATAAGCGCTTTGCCGGTGTTCAGCTTTTGCTTGTCCTCCGGCAGCCCCAGTGCCTTTCCTGTGGCGTCCAGACCGGCAGTGTAACCGCAATACAGACCGTGCAGCATGGTGTCTCTCCATTGTGACGGGATCATCTGCCCGTAAACCTTTGACAGACAGCCCCATTCAAACGCAGCATTGTAGGCGGACTTTATGTATTCGTCGCTGTGTAGCGCTTCCACCAACCACGCCGGGACTTCCTCGCCGCAAGCGACGTCGATACACTGTACAGGGCCGTTATCGAGAGAATACGCAAACAGCAGGATTTCAAAATCGTCACTGTCAACGTACCGGAACGCCCCGGCTTTGTTGATGGGGACGCTACTGTACGTCTCTAAGTCCAGAAAGAGGCGATGTTTCACAGCAGTTGGCATGATTTGTACCTCCGATTTTTGATAGCTGAAACAAGAGTGTCGGACACCCCGAAACGTTGCGCGATTTCATGGCCCATCATGCCGGTCTGCAATAAACGGTCGATTTCTTTAATGTCGTCCAAACTCAATTTTCGCCAACGTTTACCGATTCGGTACACGTCAAGTATGTTGTCGGTTCGTGTATCGTATCGTAGATTTTCAATTCGATTGTTTTCCGGGTCACCGTCGTTGTGGCAAACATCCATACCATCCGGGCGCGGCCCAATGAAAGTCAGAGCGACGGCGGTATGAACCGGAATAGAACCATAGGCGCGTCCTAATACGACGGACAAATGACCGCTCTTATATTGTTTTCCGGCTCGCAGTACCCGTCCTTTTACAAGGCGTGTAGCTTCTACCCCATGTGGGGCGACCCTGACAAAGTGATCCACACTACGAATACGACCAAACGTGCTTGCCTGATATTGCCCCTCAAAACCGGGTATGTCTTTCCAGATTTCATTGTTCATAACAATATCCGTCCGTCCCACATTTCTTTCATGCCCGAAAAGCGCGTCGCCAAAGCGTTCCAGCTTTCCATGCTTTGCACAAGCTGACCGGCAACAGTCGCGGGTATGAAGTCCATAACGCATTCCGATACGGTTTTGGGCGATTTCCCGTCCCGAAGAACCGATTC